CTCTAGTGGCCGTAGACAAAAGGGCGATATTCAAGAAGATTCAAAAGGGCCAGGTAGGCCAGAAAAGCCTCTTGAAGAAAAAAGTGAGAAAACAATAAAAAATATTAACGCGGGAGGATAATGAGAATGGAAAATAAGATTCCAACATTATTTACGGCTATTCCGCAAGGAGATTTTGAACAAGTAACTCCATTAATTTCAAAGGGTAGGGTAAGTATATTCTATAAATATAAAAATAGAAATAGAGCTTACATTACAGATGAATTTGCGGAAAAACTTATCTCTACTCTCCCGTATGTCCCTGTAGTAGGAATATATGATGAAGAGAAAGAGGATTTCACTTCTCATAATAGAGATAGAAACGTCGCGCGCATATATGGTTTAGTTCCAGAGAATCCCAATGGCGAATGGATGGAAAAAATTGATGATGATGGAGTTAAAAGGACATATTATGTAGTTGACGTTTATCTATATACTGGTAGATTAGAAAATGCCAGTAAAATCATTGGAAACCCACAATCTCTTGAATTGGATATTAATTCTATTAAAGGTGCCTGGGTTCCTATGGATGGCCAAGAATACTATGTTTATACAGATGGTTTTTTCATTGGACTGAGTGCTCTTGGTAAAGATGTTACGCCCTGTTTTGAAGGCGCGGCTTTCTTTGATTTGTTAACTCAATTCGGAGAATTCCTCTCCAAAGCGGAGCTTACACAAACCAGCAAAGAAAATACTGATATAGGAGGAACAGAACAGATGGATTTGACCAATTTTAAGTTCTCACCAGACACTAAAGTAGACGCCATTTGGAAGGCTGTCAATCCAGATTTCTCAAAAGAAGAGGAAGTAAAGATTGATAAAGTGCCTTGTGAAATAGGTGTTGACTATGCAATAGTTTGTACAGTAGAAGAAAGCAAATATGAGAGATATGCTTTTGTAACAAAAGAAGATGGTACTATCGAAATGGTTGGGGAACCAGAAGTTGTATATACTTCTTGGATTCGTCAAGAGGACGTACCTGATTACGATAAGTTAAAGAGCCAATATAGCAAACCAGCAGAAATTGTAGAGGCATTTGAAAATTTTAACAATACCATTTCAGAAAAAGACAATTTAATTTCTGAAAAAGATGCTAAAATTGTTGAGTTAGAAGGCCAGAAATCTACTTATGAATTAGAAGCTAACGCTGCAAAAGATGAACTTCAATCAAAGCTTGATTCTTTACAGGCCGATTATGATGTGTTAAAAGAAGAACATGATACGCGTGTAAAGGAAGCGAAAGAAGCTAAAGTTGCAGAGTATGAAGAAATGATTTCTGACGCGACGTTGGCAACTATTAAAGAGAAGATGGCAGATTTCAGCATGGAAGAACTTGAAAAAGAACTTTTGTTCGCTGTAAAGAAAGAAAAGCCAGCTATGTTCTCTAAAGAACCAGCCAAACCAATGGCTCCAGCAGCAATCTTGGATGATACCGGAGCTACTGGTCTTGTAGGTATCTTGAAAAAATATACACATTAATTTAGGAGGGCAAATAAATGGCTATCGTAAGATTGACACATGACGGTTACGGCATGTTAGAAACCAATCGCATTGACAGAAGCTATAATGAAGCTCAGTGCTCATTGGATACTACTGCTTTCCCTAATGGAGCAGAGAATGGTACAATCGTTGCTGTTGATAAGCCTGCTGGCACAGTTAAAATCACTGGCGCCCTAAAGGGTATTCTTGGTAACAGCGAATTGATTTATGACCAGTTCCATGCGGGACTTAAAAACTATAAGGTAGAGGCCGGTAAAATGGCTTCCGTTTACTTCTTGAGAGACGGAGATACCTTCACTACTAACACTGTTTGCTATGAAGCAGATACTTTCACTGATGATGCTGGACTTGCTACAGCAATCAAAAACGGCGGCTGCTATGGTAAACCTAACGCAGACACTGGAGTAATTGAGATTAATAAAACTTTCTCAGGTTCTCCTTTCACCGTTGTAAAAATGACTACTATGCCCGATGGTCAGAAAGCAGTAAAGTTTATTGTAACTGACATCACAGCACTTTAATTTTAGGGGAGGTAAAAAGTAATGGCTAATTTAAAAGACTTGAAAGTTCTTGGCGTAGCTGCTATGACTAACACTGTCCCCAAGGCTCTACCAGCTGACTTCGCAGGAAAAATTTCCACTGAAAATGTTCAAGAGGCTTTCAGAGAGGAATTGAAGAAGTTAGGCGGCGACTATAATAGCTATCGTAGAAACAAATTAGATATTTTTGAACTTATGCAGGAGATTTTCGACGAAATTCTTCCTAAGTATGTAAAGGACAGCTATCGTTTCCTTGCTGATACGAGAGTTGTTGGTCACGGACAAAAAGTTACTTTCACTAAGAAAGTAGGTCGCGCTCGTGCGAAAAGCTTTATTACTAAGGTAGGACTTGGTGGCGTATTTGAGACATTCAGACTAGACCGCACAGAGATGGAAATCAGCGTTGAAGCTATCGGCGGAGC